AACCACCATCTGCTCTTATATATCTAGGTGTGTATATGTTTTTTGCTGTTTCTTGGTTAATTCTTAGCCATGTTGAATCTTCACAGCCTATTTCTCCAATTCTTGTAGTTCCGTTATAAAACTGAATATGATCTGAAACATTATTATCTGCTTTCTTTATTAATAATTCAGTTTGTGCAGAGCCATCACCAATAGTCAAAGAACCTAATATGGTGTCATTTGTATCTCCTCTTAAAAAATTAGCTGCGTGTAAACCATCTAACATATCAGCATCTAAACCAGATGATGCACCATCTACAGTTTTAATGGCAGTAAGAATTTCAGATGCGGATTGGTCAGCAGTAGCTCCGTTTTCTACATTTATAAATGTTCTTATAGATGCTGCTGTGCCATGTCTTATGTATCCATCATTTCCTGTTTCTACACAAACTTTAGTAACACCACTAGAAACATCATTTGGAGTTGTATTAAAGAAATTAGCAAAGATATAACCAGAAGAATGTCTTTTAACAATAGTATTATTTCCAGCACTTACACTTGCATTAGCACCATCTAAAAGGTCAGCATCTAGCCCAGAGCCAGAACCGTCAACTGTTTTTATTAATGTTAATATCTCACTAGCTGTCTGATCGGCAGTGGCTCCGCTCTCAATTCCATCTAATTTACTATGATCTGCATTTGTAAAATTATTATCTGTCTGTGAGGCAACAGAAAAGTCTAGCGTGCCATCACCGTCTTGATATGTGACAGTAATACCAGATTCAGTGTTGCCAGAAACCATACCGCCAACGATGTCTTGGAC